TGGTCGTGATACGTGTATTTTCTTTTTATTTTGTTTTCAAGCAGAAGACGGCATACGAGTTCGGGATGTGACTGGAGTTGATCATGATTGTCTGCTCCCTTGGCTGGCTCAGTGGGTGCGCAAGCAACAAGCCAATGCCACCCACCCCAGTCGAGCAGGAGTTGATTCTCGACAAACAAATTCACTCGATGAGCCGCAACGAAGTCATCACTGCGGTCCGCGAATGTGAATCAACCGGGCTTCGCGCCGTCATGATGTATGGAAAACGCAAGGTCAACGGGTACTCGGCGGACATCGTCATCGATGTCACCTGCGCACCAAGGTAGAAAAAAACCCCAGGGCGCAAACCCTGGGGCTAACCGTCGTGAAGGAGAATGGCAACTGCAATTGCCCGACGGGATGGAGACAACTTACGCAATTTCAAAATGAGGGCCGTCGATGAACGGCCTTTTGTTTTGTCGGCGACGCACATCGATGTAGTGCATCATCGCCTCTTCCATGGTGCCGCGCCACATCCTGATGTCTGGGATGTTCCAGGCGGCGCCCCATCGAATCGGCACATTCTTTTCGATTGCGGCCTGCTTCATCGCGTCGGCGATGTTGTCGTACAGATTGAGTTCCCAGGCCACCTGGCCATTGACGAATGCCACCAGGTCGACGGCACGGCCAGTCAAATGCTTGGAGTCCATGGTCTGGCTTTTGCCGGTGGCCACATATTGGCGCTGTGTCTCGATCGTGCGCAGGCCTTCAGTCACACCGAAGTCGACCGTCGTGATTTCGATCGCTCGGCATACGACATCGACCAAGCGATCGTCGACGCCATCAAGGCGCTCGATGCTTCGCTGTGACAACTTGAAGGTCATTTCTTGAACACCTGCGCAATGCCAGGCAACACCTTCTCTGCGCTTCGGCCAATGACATAGCCGCCAATGCCGAGTTCGACAATGTCCCAGAGTTTGATGTACTCGGCCTCAGTGAGGTTTGGCGCGGCCCATCCAAACCACCTGGCGACGATCAACGCGCCAAAGGTAAGCATGAGTATCGGGCGCCAGTTTGCGGCCAGCCAGTGCTCGCTTGCGGCCTCGGCTTTGACGATCTCGCCGCGCACGGTCAACTCGGTGAGTTCACCCTTTTGCGCCATCTCCATCAGGGCCAGTTTGGCCTGGTCCTTTTTTTCCTGATCAGGCCACAGGCGGTCGATCAGTTGACTGCCGATGTTAAGTGCCGCTGTTACTGGATCTGCCGCCATGGTGGCCTCCTATTCTTTGTCTTCCTTCTTTTCGAGTTTCTTGAAGATCAGGCCCAGCGTGTTGTCGATCTTGTTGAACCCGTCTTTCATGTCCTGCTTGATCTCGCCGACTGCTTCCTTAAAGTCATCGCGACGAACGAAGTCTTCGTGCATCTTGGTGTCCATTTGCCGCAGATCTTTTTTCAGTTCCACAATCGCATCCCAGATGACTTTAAGAATCCATCCGCCTGCCGCACCAGCCGCCGCGACAGCCCAGTTGAAAATCATTTGGTCCATTCATCACTCCACCGTTGGTTTTGGATACATGGCTTTGACAGCCAAGCAGTCCGCAATGTACTTGTCGATCTGGGCCTGGTCACCCTTCACAACGCCATCAAGATAATCTGTGATTGGTGGGTAAGAAATCTTGCGCTTGTAGTCGTATCGATTTTTTGTTTTTTCCCACTCTTCTTTTTGTCTTTGTTGGTCTTGTTCATAAGCGTCAATTGCGGTCTTATGCGCATTTACAAAAGGCTGAACAAAGTCAATCCCAACAATTGAATTTTCTTTGCCATCCCATTCTGCTTCACCTTGTTCGCCATTGAACTGAACAGCCTTTAAGCCATCGACATGAGGCAACTCGCATTGAATGCAAACATTATCAACGCAAACAACTTTATCTAGAACGATGATTGAAATTTTCATATTTGCCTCAGTGTTTGATTATGTAGTTTACAGACACCCATGGCTGTTCAACGCTGATTGAACTTGATGTGTGATTGTGAGATCCACCACCGCCAGTATCTGTTGCTCGAAACACTCCGTTTGGATATGGCGCATCGTTACCGCTGTCGCTAACGCTATATTTGCTTGAATCGGTGCCGCCATTGGACATAACAATTTCAAGATCGCCAGCAAAAGAGTTTGCTCTGATCACATGCCCGTGAGCAGGAATTTGTGATGTGCTCAAGGTTGTATTGCCAATACTTGGTGTTGCAGTTGCAGACCCGCCAGTTGCGCCAATTGCTTTGCCGCCACTTCTCCCGATAGGAATTCGGTCAACAATGTTTGGCAAATTAAATGTAGTAGATCCATCACCAGATCCGTACGCTGTTCCAATGATTGCAAACAGCGCCGCATAGGTAGATCTTGACACAGCAGACCCATCACAAACCAGCCATCCAGTTGGTGCTGTTGCATTCACATACGGGAAAATAACTCCAGCCGGACACAAGGAGTTGTTTGGCAGAGAGTTTGCTATCGTCCTTGCGTTGCTCATGATTACGCTCCTTGCGTTGCGGCTTCAGCCTGCATGCGCGCGGCCATCTCAGCCTCTGCTTGAGCCTGGCGTTGAGCCGCAGTGATCACCCAGCCATTTTGGAATGCCAAGTCGACCATGGCATCTTTCGAGCCAGGGATCTGGATGTTGTTGGCCAGGCACTGCTCGACGCAGATCTTTGCGATCTCATCGATGGCGTCTTTGCACCGAATCTTGATAACACTATTGATCCACTCTTCTTGAGAAAACGCGGCATAAGAAAGCGCCTTATCCTCGGCGCTAGAAAGTGTGACTGTGTATTGAGACATGTTTTTTCCTTTCAATTAACCGAGCAAAAACGCGTACATGTTGTTGTAGTGATTGTTGTTGTGAATTCTTCCGCTAATCACCCAAAACTCAATGTAATCATTTGCAGATAGTTGAGCAATGCGATGCCCAGCAAACCCATCATTTGAGCCTTGAGCGTCTTGACTTGCTGATCCAGAAAGCATTGTTCCATTGATTCTTACTTCAACCTGATTATTGACACTGCCTGCATCTCCAAGATGCGACCACCCAATCATGTACGCACCAGAAACTGGGACAAGAAATCTATTGTTTGTATTGTCAATAGTTAATCCACCACGAGACACATTTGTTGCATTTAATGGAACTTTACTTCCAGCACTTGTTGTAGTTGCGCATGAAGCATTTGCAAACGGTTGGCTTGGCATTGTTACCCGACCGCTGTTATCAATCATTAATCGATAAGCAGTGTTTTTCCTATCGTAAGCAACGAAAGAATTTATTCCTGATGGCGCCCCATCATCAGCACCTACAGACCAATCAGAAACAGAACTTGCTGATGTAAATCTAGTAAGGGCATTTCCTGCGTCGCCTTTGAACAAAGCAATATCAGTAGAAGCGCCGCCGTTTCTTGTCACCGTAAATGCATGAGTAGAAGATGCGGTGTTGACAGAAAGATTGCCGGTAAAGTTGTCACCGGCTTTGTTGGCTGGCGTGTAGCCAATGTTGGACACAGCGGCACCAGCGGCAAGTTTGTTTGCGCTGACCGTGCCGTTGATGAGGTCGACGCCGTTGATGCTGGCCACACTGAATGTGCCGAATGCAACGATGTTCAGTTCGTCGTTCAACGCGGCGGCAGATGCCAGCACGATGCTGGTGCCGCTCGTTGCGGTGTAGTCGGTCTGGTCCAAGCGCACGCCGTTGAGGTACACATCAACAAAGCCCGCGTCGTAGGCCATGGTGTTGCCATTGCTGTCAGCGCCAGTAAAGGTTGTCTGGCCGGCGGTGGCGATATAGCGGAAGCGTCGGCTGGTGCCGTTCACGCTCGATCCAGCAGGCACCCAGCCAGTGCTCGCGTACACGAACATGGCGTTGGACACGCTGTTGAAATACAGGTCACCGATCTGCAATGCACCGCCATCGTTTCGAAGCGTAGGAGGTGTGCTCTTTGCGCCCTGGTACACATCGGCAAAGTTGCTGATGTCTGCCACATTGGCGGCGACGATCGGGATGTCAGACGCGACACCTGCGACCGTAGTGACATTCGAAGATATGCCAGCAACAGTGGTGACATTCCCAGCGATGCCAGCGACAGTCGTGACATTCGCGGCCACGCCAGCAACAGTTGTCACATTCGGCGCAATGCCTGCAACCGTAGTCACATTGGGCGCCACACCTGCGACAGTGTTTACATCACCGGCAATGCCTGCGACGGTCTGCACGCTTGCGATATTGTTGCCAACAGTGTTGACATTCGCAATGCTGTTTGCAACCGTGTCAATCTCGCTGACGGGTTCGTTCAGATCGCTTGCAACCGTCACGATCGATGCCATGTTGGTTGCGGCAGTGTTGATGTTGGTCGAGTTGGTTGCGACCGCGTTGATGTTGGTGCTGTTGCCAGCCACAGCATTGATGTTGGTCGCGTTGCCAGCAACCGCGTTCACATTCGCAATGTTGGTTGCGGTCGTATTCACATTGGCGATGTTGGTCGCCACCGTGGTGATGTTTGCGTTGTTGCCTGCGGCAGTGTTCACGCTGGCAATGTTGTTGCCGACCGTGTTGACATTGGCAATGTTCGTGGCCACTGTGTCGATCTCAGACACAGGCTCATTGAGGTCTGCGGCAACGGTGTTGATCGACGCAATGTTCGTCGCGGCAGTCGTGACATTGGCGCTGTTTGTGGCTACGGTCGAGACATTGGCAGAGATGCCAGCCACGGTGGTCACATTGGCCGAGATACCGGCCACAGTGTTCACATTGGAGATGTTGTTGCCTACGGTGTTCACATTCGTGATCGAGCCTGCGACAGTTTCGATCTCCGACACCGGCTCGTTCAGGTCAGCCGCAACCGTGTTGACCGATGCGATGTTTGTGCCGACGGCGGTCACATTGGCGGACACGCCAGCGACGGTGTTGACATTGCTGATGTTGGTCGCAACGGTGTTGACATTGCTGATGCTACCGGCCACCGCGTTGATCGATGCAATGTTGTTGGCATCGATGTCCAGGTTGTCTGCGCTGTCAGCCAGGCGCACGATGTCGGCCACCAGGGACGCGGCATCGGCAGAACTCGTGATCGGCAACAGGGCCGCACGGTCCAGACCTTCTTGCAACTGCTGGATCTGGATCGTTGCGCGGTCCAGGGCATCGGTGATCACCTCGGGATAAAAGCCGCCCTGGTTCGTCAGATCGGTCGGCTGGAGGTTTTCAATGTCGGAGGTAATGACCAAGTTGAAGCCGGTCGCCAAAGCGCCAGCAGTCAGCGTGATCGTGCCGCCTGGGTTTGAGTTTTGGTCTTCGTTGACCACGGCGGTGAAATCGGTGCCGAGCGTCAGCACCGTCTCCACATTGGTGGCCACGGTGAGTTTCACGACCTCCAGGTCAGACGCCTGGAAGACCTTGAAGGTGTAAGGGAAAGTCGCGGCTGTTCCGTTACCAATAAACGGACCGGCTTTCCGGCTATTTGAACTGATGGTCATGGACGGAACTCCTGGACGATTGTGAAGAGACTAAGCATTCTGAATGTGGATACGGGTACCTTACTGTCTCGAAGACTCGCTCGCTTTGCCTGTCGCCAGGCCGCGCAGATAGTCAACATCAGAGGTGGGTTT